AGTACAAAAACATTTGCTGAGGGAATGACTGAAGCTGCAAAGGCTGAGCAAGAGGCTGCTGCAATCAGTAAATCATCTAAAGCCAATATGGAACGGGCGACAAATGAAGCTATAAAAAGTCTAGCTAGTTTTGGTAAAGCATTAACAAGTGGTGCGGATGGAGGTTTTAGTAAGTTTAGTGATGGTTTAAACTCTGCATCAGGTGCTGTTGTAGCCCTGTCGAAAAATTTCGGTATACTTGGGACAGTTTTGGGTACTATAGTACAAGTTGGTACTAAAGTAATCACAATGCAATTGAAGCAAGCAGACGATGCATTAAAAGCCAGTGACGAGATTAAAAAATTAGGTAACGCCGGAGCACTATCTACCAAACAAGTAATGGAAATGGTTCATAATTCTGGACTATCTATAGAGCAATCTAAGAAGTTCACTGATGCCATGAAGAAAGCCGGATCAGGTGTTATAGGGTTGGGCGATAAGTTTGGTGACGGGGCTGTTGCTTTTGGACAAATGGTTGCTGTTACTAACACACAACGTGAAGGATTTCAACGTTTAGGTATCAGCCAAGAAGAATTGATGGGATATCAAGGGGAATATCTAGCATTACAAAAAGCATCCGGCATGCAAATGTCAAAGCAAGGCAAAGATGGTGAGGCTCTTAAAAAAGCCTCACTAGATTATACTAGAAACTTAGTAGAACTTTCTAATATTTCTGGTAATGATATTACCACTGCTAAGAAAAACATGGAGGCTGAAAGATCACGCTATGAAGTGATGATTGATACAGCTAGAATTAACCGCGAAATAAATGCAGCAGAAAAATCAGGCAATACTGAAAAAGCAGACATGCTTAAAAAAGAATTAGCATCTAGAAATGCATTAATAGATGCGTCATCACAGTATTTAGATGAAGACAGTAAAGCCGGCCTGGCACAGTTTTTAGCAACAGGTGCAATTACAGATGCATCAAAACAATTTGCCAACGCCGGTGTTGATATGGATTCTTTCAGAAGAAGAATCAAAAGCGGCGAAAATGGTGAAAAAGTTGCGGCTGACTTTTCAGAGGCAATGAAGAAAGCTACCAATCAAGCGTTAGAATCAGTTGGAACTGCTGCATTATATGATAAATCAGTTGGTAAGAATTTCTTAATCAATGAAAAACTGATTGCACACTCTCAAGGTAGATTAGGTATAAATGAGAGAGAACTAGCACAGTCTTCTAAGGCAGCAACCGACGCTGTATTAAATGGTACAAAGGAAGACACCGCTGAAAATCTCAGAAATAAAGCAACTACCGCAGCAATTGTAACCACTGTAAAATTTGATGAAATATTAGAAGCAACTAATCCTATATTAAGTGGTTTTAACAAAGGATTAGGATTAGCCACTATTGCATTAACTGCACTTGCTGGAGCAGCAGTCGTTGCTCTTGCTGCTAAGGGAGGTGGTAAAGCTATAAGTTCGGGAGCAAAAGCACTTAAAGGTGTCTTTGGTAAAGGTGCACCAGCATTACCCGGTGCTGGTCCGGGTAAGTTACCAGGAGCAACTACTGTAGCAGACGGGGCAGCTAAAGCTAGTGCAGCCAAAGCAGCAGAAGAGGCGGCCAAAGCTAGTGCAGCCAAAGCAGCAGAAAGTGCTGCCAAATCTGCTGCAGGTGCAGCAGCAGAGGGCGCTGCCAAAACCGTCGGCGCCGCGGAAGCGGCTGCTAAAGCTGGTGCAGGCGCCGCAGCAGAAAGTGCTACTAAAGCTGGCGCGGGTGCCGCAACAGTAGCAACAGGTGAAGCTGCACTAAAAACAGCAGGGGCTACAGCAGGTAAAGCAATGCTGAAATCTCTTCCTGTAATAGGAAGTTTGCTTAGTGTATATTCTGCGTATGGAAAAATAAGTTCAGGAGACTATATGGGTGCTGCATTAGAGGGAGGCGCAGCGGTTGCAGCCCTTGTACCGGGTCCCGGTACTGCTATAGCATTAGCCTTAACAGGTGCCAGCGGTGCCAGAGATGTATATACCGCATTAAATCCAGACTTAGCCAAAGTTCCTGAATCTGTACCAGCAGAGCCACCAAAGTCAGTTGCAAAACCTACAGCTCCAGAAGTACCCAAGCAAGTACAAGCACCCGGGGAAGCGGGTCGCGGCGGAGCAGCACCAGCAGCACCGGCAGCAGCAGCACCGGCAGCAGCAGCACCGGCAGCAGCAGCACCGGCATCAACAGCCTCAACTGCCGCAGGAACTATGGGTGCGTACAAATCAAGGGCAGCAGCACCGGCAGCAGCAGCACCGGCAGCAGCAGCACCGGCAGCAGCAGCACCGGCAGCAGCAGCACCGGCAGCAGCAGCACCGGCAGCAGCAGCACCGACATCAACAGCGTCAACTGCCGCAGGAACTATGGGTGCGTACAAATCAAGGGCAGCATCACCTGACACTGCAAGTATGGCATCAGCAGGCCCTATCAGTGATGTAAGTAAGTTATTGGTATTTGGAGGTAATAGTGGCACACTAGAAACCTTTAAAGGACTAGATTCTGGGTTACAAAAAGCGGTTACAAGTGCCGCAGAAGAATATAATAAATCTACAGGACAAAAAATAAAGGTAAACAGTGCTAAACGTGATTCGGCTGATCAAAAACGTTTATGGGACGAGTCGGTGGAAGCCGGACGTCCTGGTTGGGGGCCGAAAGGAATGCAAATTGCAAGACCAGGAACTAGTAAACATGAGAGAGGCGCTGCAATAGACATACAACAGTATAACGATCCTGTTGCGGTAGGATTGATGAACAAGTATGGAATGAAACAAACAGTGATGCCCAAAGACCCAGTTCACTTTGAATTAAAAGCTAAAAAAGGTGGAATGTTTAACGGTCCTGAATCAGGATATCCTGTTGAAATGCACGGCAATGAAATTATAACACCATTGAGTCCTAATAGTATTTTAGAACAATTAGGCAAAACTCCTGCTACAACTGAAATAGCAGGTTCATCGTCATCATCTACTACTAACACAATTAAAGAAATTTATTCAATGAATACAGAAATTATGGAATTGCTTGCAGGTAAATTGGATACTATGATTTCAAAACTATCAGATAGTAATGACACTCAATCAAAATTATTAATGTATTCTAGGGTTTAACGCTAAATACTAGATAATATTATGACCTACAAAAAACGTTTTACGAATAAAAGTGGTATCTCTAGTCCAATCGGTGGCGGAAATAGCAATGCCGGCGCTTGGAACGGTAGCCCAGGCCAAAATGGTTCATCTACTGGCGGTTGGAATAACCATGAAATGGGTTATAAAAATTACATGAGTAGACTTCCAGAAGTCTATACTGGTCATCCAAATCGTATTGAACGATATAATCAATATGAAATGATGGACGTTGATGCTGAAATTAACGCATGTTTAGATATCATTTCAGAATTCAGTACACAGAAAAATGAACATAACGATACGCCATTCAATTTAGCATTTACGGACGATCCTACTCCACATGAAGTAGAATTGCTAAAAACACAATTACAACAATGGTGTAAACTAAACGAATTTGGAACAAGAACATTCAAAATCTTCCGCAATACAATCAAGTACGGTGATCAAGTATTTGTAAGAGATCCAGAAAACTTCAAATTATTCTGGATTGATAACACTAAAGTTATTAAAGTTATTGTTAACGAAAGTGAAGGTAAGAAGCCTGAACAATATGTTATCAAAGACATTAACATTAACTTACAGAATCTTACAGTAGCACAGAAAACTAATTCAGACTTTGCCGCTAATCCAGCAACTGGTATGGGCGGCACTGGTGGTGGCGGGGCAGGAGGTGGTTACACAGTTCCAGCTATGCCTTATAATACTACCGGTAGTCGTTTTACATTGGGACAAAGTGAAAGTGCTATTGACGCCAAACACATTGTTCACTTAAGTTTAACTGAAGGATTAGATAGATTTTGGCCGTTTGGTCAATCAATACTAGAGAACATTTTTAAAGTCTATAAGCAAAAAGAATTGCTAGAAGATGCTGTTCTTATCTATCGTGTACAACGTGCTCCGGAACGTAGAATGTTTAAGATTGACGTTGGTAACATGCCAAGTCACTTGGCTATGGCTTTTGT